AAGTTCCATGTGTGGAAATGTATAATGACGGAACAGCGTGTCCAATTCTTTCCGAAGTTCGTCCTTGGTTCAAAGATAAATCATTAGAAGACATGGGTCGTAAGTATTGGAAGAAGCGTTCATACATCTTCCAAGGTTTCGTTTCAGATGATCCTCTAAATGAAGATTCTAAACCAGAAAATCCAATTAGACGCTTTATCATTGGTCCACAAATTTTCCAAATCATTAAGGGTGCATTAATGGATCCTGAATTGGAAGAATTGCCAACAGACTATATGAAGGGTGTTGATTTCCGTATTAAGAAAACATCCAAAGGTGGATATGCTGACTATTCAACTTCACAGTGGTCACGTAGAGAACGTGCTTTAACTGATGAGGAAAAAGCAGCAATTGATACTCACGGACTGTTTAATCTAAACGACTTCCTACCTAAGAAACCAACTGAAGTTGAACTACAGGTAATGAAAGAAATGTTCGAAGCATCTGTTGATGGCGAGGCATATGATATGGACAAGTGGGGTCAATACTTTAAGCCAGCAGGCATGGGCCAGGCTACGGGTGATCCTAACAAATCTACATCAACTGCGGCACCAGCGACTGCGGCACCAGCGACTGCGGCACCAGCGGCTCCAGTAACTGAAACTGCAACAACTGAAGCGGCACCAGCAGCAACTGAAGCACCGGCGGAAAGTTCCGATAGTGCAAACAGAGCTCAGGACATTCTTGCAATGATCCGTAACAGACAACAGCAGTAAACGAGTTTGTGTGTGAGTTCCGGCAAAAACCTCCATTCGGTAATCAGCGAGGTCTCACACACTTCTTAACAAAGGAAAGGATATTATGGCAAAAGCATTTGACGTAACTAAATTTAGAAAGAGTCTGACAAAGAGCATTGACGGACTAGGTATTGGATTTAATGATCCTACTGATTGGATTTCAACAGGAAACTATGCTCTAAACTATTTGATCAGCGGCGACTTCCATAAGGGTGTTCCACTAGGAAAAGTAACTGTATTAGCAGGTGAATCTGGTGCGGGTAAATCGTATATTGCAGCAGGTAACATTGTGAAAGCAGCACAGGAACAAGGCATTTTTGTAGTCCTTGTTGACTCAGAGAACGCACTTGACGAAGCATGGCTACATGCATTGGACGTTGATACGAGTGAAGAAAAATTACTTAAACTAAACATGAGCATGATTGACGATGTTGCGAAAACGGTATCAGAATTCATGAAAGAATACAGGGACATGGCTGAAGAAGATCGTCCTAAGGTATTATTTGTCATCGATTCGTTGGGTATGTTATTAACACCCACAGACGTTGACCAGTTTGGTAAGGGTGATTTGAAAGGTGACATGGGTAGAAAACCCAAGGCACTAACAGCACTTGTAAGAAACTGTGTCAATATGTTTGGTAGTTATAATGTTGGATTGGTAGCAACCAATCACACATACGCATCACAGGATATGTTTGATCCAGATGATAAGATTTCAGGTGGTCAAGGATTTATCTATGCATCTTCAATTGTTGTTGCAATGCGTAAATTAAAACTAAAAGAAGATGAAGATGGTAACAAGGTAACTGATGTGCGTGGTATTCGTGCAGCCTGTAAGGTTATGAAAACACGTTACGCAAAACCATTTGAAGCAGTTCAAGTTAAAATTCCATATGAAACTGGCATGGATCCATACAGTGGACTAGTTGATCTTTTCGAAGCGAAAGGATTAATCAAGAAAGATGGAAATAGACTTAAATACACTGACCTCAACGGCGAAGTGCATTTAGAATACAGAAAAAATTGGACTGGCGAAAAATTAGACATGGTTATGAAAGACCTTGCTGATAAACCCGCTATTGCAGATGAAGCCGAAGAGGAAAAAGAAGTAGAATCTGTTAATGGAGAGTAAGGGTATGAATCAAGATTTGCTCGCTGATATTTGGAATGTCATGAGTGAACACATTCCTGAAAAGGATAAAGAAGGTGTAGCACAGGAATACATTACAACACTATTGGACTATGGTGTGAATGAAAGTGTGCTAGAAGGCATGTTGGGAATAGACACGTATCTGGACGGTGCAATCGAATACGCAATAAGCGATGAGCCAACAGATGACGAGGACGAAGATTGGGGTTAATATGATTAATTGGTATGATAAGGTATCCAAGGATATTTCAACAATACCCGATGCTGTAAAGTATTACGAGGATCAACTGATTCTTGCAAAACAGGAAACAGCAATATCTGGTAGAATTGAAAAGGCTGCCGCAATGATGCCAGCAAACGTAGAAACTCGATTTGGCCAACTACAAGAAATTGAAGCCATTCTTGAATATCTAAACATCGAACTTCGTCGACTGCGTGCTTCTCACTTTAGAAAATATGTTGAAAGTTATCAAAGACAACTAAGTTCTAGAGATGCAGAGAAGTTTGTGGACGGCGAAGCCGATGTTGTAGATTTTGAAAAAATCATAAATGAGTTTGCACTGTTAAGAAACAAATGGTTAGGAATAATCAAGGGACTTGATATCAAACAGTGGCAACTATCAAATATCGTAAAACTAAGAACAGCAGGATTGGATGACGCAACTCTTTAGAGTTTGCCGTCTTTTCTTAACTGTTCTCTAATCTTTGTAGCACTAATGTTGTGAATTTCCTCACCTAACTCGTGCTGTGTGAATGTATAACCCACACCACGACCATAACTTATATCAACAATGTTAGGAACTTTCATAATGATATAATCTTCATTTTCACGAAAGTTTTCCTTCCACAGTGCATCAATGATATTGTTCCTTACTTGATCCCAATGAAATGGATTATCATCTTGATTTGCAGTTCTTCCTGCGCCGGCATCTTGTCCTACTATGCCGCCCACATCGCGAACCATAATTACTACCTGTCCAGTTTCAGCAAATGCTTTCTTAAACAATGCTGTATGGCCTGGGTGCCACGGCTGCCATCTACCTAACATCTCCGTAGTTGGCTTCTTCCAGTCAAACATGTTTACCTCTTTATGTATTTTTCAATAACTTTTACTAGTTGTTCATGTGTATCGTTAAACCATTCTGACACATGATAGTCATATTGGCCTTTTTCTAAAGGAACAAACATTTTATTTGTATCCTCAAATCTGCCTTCCTTAATCGTGTCCATCCAGACAACATAGTCTGCACTAAACTCGTTACGTGCCTGTGGTGTTGGAGCAACAAAGTCTGCCACACAAATCTTGCCAGCCTTGACAATTCCATCTGCTAGATAACGCATTCTTTGTGCTTGCCTTATTCTGCCTTCGGGACTAAAATCCCAATCATCATATTCGGTTCTAACGGCGTCAGCATTGATCCATACTGCACCAATAAGTTTGCTAAAAGGTTCTGCCAGTGTAGTCTTACCACTCCCGGGTAACCCACATATAAGAATTTTCATAGTTATTCCTTTGTCACTTCTATATTTACCAAATTAACTGCGCATAAATATAAAGGAGGAACACACATGACTATAAGCAAAGAATACCAAGACGCATTAAAAGAAATGCACGGAAGATCACAAAAATGGGGAGTTAGAGTAGAGATACCCGAAAAAGTAAAATGGTGCATTGAAAATTATCCAATCAAGTCAATACTAGATTTTGGTTGCGGAAAAGGAGCGGTAGTTGAAGAACTCAAAAGACAATATCCTCATTTAGAAGTCCACGGTTACGATCCTGCATTTAATGATGTCCTCCCTGAAAAAGTAGATATGATCATGAGCACAGATGTGCTAGAACACATAGAACCTCATGAATTAGATAATACTATTAATGATTTAAGATCGCGAACAAATATACTTCAATATCATTTAATTGCGTGTCATTTAGCAAAAAAATTATTACCGGATGGAAGAAATGCACACTTAATTATTGAAACTCCAGATTGGTGGCAACGAAAATTAGGTGAATGGGAATGGAATTTTGTTCACGAAGATATTATTTCATATATGAAGCACAGAAAAAAAGGAAATCGTCCTTTAGCGGTAACAAAATACGAAGCAGTCATGGTAATGTAACTATGCTAAAAAATTTTGTTGAAAACAAAATTATAGGCTTAGTCGGTAATGCTTCTTTAATTTTAGAAAAAAATTATTCAACGCATATTGATGATAACGATACAGTATTAAGATTTAATAGAGGAATTCCAACTCATCCATACCAAGGTAAAAAATTTGATATATTGTGCTGTTCAGGAAAGCCAATTATTGAAGATTTGTTAGACCAAATACCACCCAACGTTATAATACTCTACGGTAAAGATTTACAAAACAAATATCTACAACAGTTAAGAGAAAAATTAAATTTAGTTACAAAGAAACAAAAAGCGTCTACAGGCTTATTATTTTTAACACATGTAATTTCTTTAAAACCAAAACAAATTAATTTATACGGTTTTGATTGGAACAAAACAAAAACATACTACGAAGAAGAATATCGTAAACGAACTGATCTAGTATGGACTTCTCATATCTATGATAACGAAGAAAGATTAATTAGAGATGAATACTGTAAAAAATATAACATTAGGATATTTGAATGAAATGTTTTATCATCAGTTTGCCTAAATCAGGAACATACCTTTTGAGTAATTTAATTTCTCAGTTTGGTTTAGAAGAATCATTATTACACATAGGAATAAACAAATATCAAAAATATGATCCAAATAACTTGTCGGCAGGAAGAAAGGATCCCTTAAAGTATACTCATGAACTACCGATAGAAGAATCGATTAACTTAGTAAAAGAAAATCAAATTGTGGTTGGTCACTTACCTTTTAATGAAAACATATACAACATACTTAAACCTTTTAAAAAAATATTATTAACAAGAGATGTGGACGACATAAATCAATCGGCAAAAAGATGGCAATCTCAAACTGGAAGAGGAAATCCAGAAAGGACTAATGTTAAACAAAGAAAAATAGTTGCAATCGGTGAATGGACTAATGCTCAGGATATTTTTAAGATAGAATTCGATCAGATAATTAATAGAAACAAGAAAGTTTTAGATGATTTACAAATGTATCTTTTTGGACAAATTAAATCAGATTCTTTAAAATGTGTCGATGCAGCACTATCATCTAATACACTTACAAAGAGTAATATGAGGAATAAAAATGGAAAATAATCTAATTTATCAATATTCAGACTACGACTCAACAGATACATTGTGGACAAAGTCGTCAAACTCAGTTAGTGCTTATGCTAAATTTTTTACTCACGAATACAAGTTAATTAATGGCGGTGCACCTGATAATAATCGCAACGGTATATTCGTTCCATTTTTAGAAGGCTGGCATGAAAAATACGATTTTGTAACCTATGTGGAATGCGATATTCTTGCAACAGATGTATCCAATAATATCGTAGGCATGTGTGATGATACTGATATCAATGCATGTCATGCAAATTCAGGACTATTGGTAGTAGATAAAATCGAATCAGGACATCCTTACTGGCATCTTGGTCCTGTTGATGACGGTGTTGTTATTATTCCAAGATCAAAATACGAAACATTTATGGAATATGTAAATCACTGTAAGGAGAATGATGCTTTTCCCAAGAATGGAAATGTCATGCAGGATTTCTGTAAATTCCAAAACAAGGGCGTTGCCAATCTTCACTATAAATTCAATTATAGAATGGATCGTTTTGAACCAAAGAAAAAGTTTTGGCAAACATTTATTCACTACAGAAAAAATCACGACCAAATGGAAAAAGATTATTCTCATCCAAAATTTTTGAAGTAATTAACTGGGCATATAAATATTAGTATGAAAACAATAGT